AGGGTGAATATGACCGCCCCAAAACTCATTACACCTTCTTGCTCAGCGAATACTTAGCCTGCGTGTACAGATCATACAGGTTTTCCTTCAGTGCATTATCATCCAGTCCGGCCAGCACCAGGCTCTCCATCTTCTGGAGGAACATGTTTTGGCGGGCGATGCCATACTTCTGCATATCCGTAATGAACACCTGCAACTTCGCCTCCGGAGTCGTAGCTGCCTTAATATCCCCCTCTATCGATGAACCGATTGTCAGGTCAGTCACTACAGTGCTCAGCACCTGCTCAGCCTTCGGGTACTGAGCCATAATGTTTGGGGGCAGCACCAGACCCAACACACCCTTTACAACAGGGTTAGCCAGCGCGGCCTGCACCTTCGTAGCAATAGAAGCAGCAACCGCTTCCTGTCCGTCCAGGCGTCCCAGCTCCACGCCGATCTCGCCCTCAACCTTTGCAACAAATTTTTTCCAGCTCATAAAAAGTATATTTAAAAAAATCCTGAAAATCCCCTAATCCTAAAATCCTGATCGATCACGCCCGCACATTCACCGTCTTCCCCTTCCTGATCAGCAAGTCCATTATGAGCATCACAAAAAACAGGATGGCAATTACCCGCCACATATCCCGCCTGCTCCGCATCTTCATATGGCTCCCATCTGCCACTGCCAGCTTCTTCTGCAAGAGCTGCACCTTCGCCCCATTCTCCACATACACATCCCGAGACTTCCACACCGTATCGAAAATAAACGTCTCAATAGGCGTCTTCCATTTCACCACCGTCTTAGTCCGGTAATCTACCGGCGTACCCTTCATCGCCTGGAGAGAAGCATCATCCATCGCCGCCCTTACAATACTGTCACAGTTCACGCTCTGCACATCTCCGAATATCGTTACCGTATCCGTATGCACACTGTCCACCCGCACAATAACACTGTCCACCTTAGCATGCGCCATCACCTTGTCAAACTTCGCAGCCTCATGCTTCAGCTTCAGCGTCTTACAACCACCGCACAGCACAGCCAGTATCCCTGCGATAATACCACAAGCCACCGCCCATCCTATCCAATGTTGTTTCCTTGTGCTCATTTTACATCCTCATTTTCAGGTTCAGCAACTGGCGCTGTAACTGCCGCCTGCTTTTCCGCCAGTAACTCTGTTTTCTCCTTACTCCCCTTGCTGCTTCCCCACCGGTAACCGATCAGGAAACCACCGCTCGACGTTAAGAAGGAAGTAACGATTGTAGCCTTTGTCAGGTCCACACCCATCAGCACCGCTAGGAATCCGAAAGCGATTAAGGAAACCGTGATCATGATCATCAACACCCCAAACAAGTAATCCTTATCCTTATTCTGCATCTCGCCTGTTTTTTTGGTTACCATTCTTGTCCTGGTTACGCTTCCACCTTGCATTCAATCGCTGGTTATAGATCACATACCCGGAGGCACACATGCCCAGCGCCAAACCCAAAAATTGCATCCAGGGCAATATCACGGGCATCGCTGAATTTATTGTATTGATCCACCCAACGATTGCATTATTGCACATAAACAAAAGAACACACGGTAAACTCATATCGCTGCCTTGATGCTGATGTGTTGGATGCTGCATATTCTCTTTTCGTCTTTTGCCGCCAAATGCCGCACAAGGCGGCTCATCTAGCGTAAAATCCCCCGATTTCAAATCATCGTATCGTCAAGATCGCGGCAATACGCTTCCCTGCCAGCTGCATGTCGCACTCGCACTATTCGAAGCCACCCACATATAGTTGGTATATGGGTTCCCCTCGTTGCCGTTCTGGTTCACTATATAAGTATTCACTAGCGGCACAGTTAAGCTCGTCGGTACTACTGTATAAGTAGTGATTGCAGCTGTGCCATAATTGAGACCACCATCAGAGCTCGCATACAACGCAACAGTAACGGTCGGAGAGCCAGCCACCTTCAGGCAGATATTGCTGAACGTAAGGCTATGCACATTACAGCTTGCCGTTAGTTTGAAGGTATCGGTAGCAGATGATCCCACACTGTCCAGTTTACCTGTCGCTATGGGGCTCACTGTCGTAGGCACATAATAAGGTCCGCCCACACACGGTATAGAATTTGTCGGCGAAGGTGCCCAGGCGCATAAATAGCCAATGCCCATGATGGCAAATGCAATAAAAAATAATCCGGTTATCCTTTTCATAAAATCAGTACGTTTTTTGCCGCCAATGCCCCGTGCCTGGATAGGCTACGGGGTATTGGTAAGGATTTTGAATTTTTTACTTTAAGCCTATGCACTTGCCATCTGCACGATCACACCGCAGCCAAGCTCGCTGGCCCTGCGTTTAGTAGCGCCCATACGTATCAGCACACTGTATATGTCGCCGCCCTGGGTTGGTGAGTTCAGTTGCTCATAGATGTGGATGTCACCGAAAGCCTTGGCAAACGCCGCCTTCTGCCCAAACAATATGGCATCGTTATCCGTAGCAGCCCCCGCAGAGCCGTAAGCCTTTACTGCTGGCGTAGCCGCATTGTTATACTGCATCACCTGGGTGCGCTTGAATATTTTGAAACCAAACAGATTACTTACGGTTCCGGCCTTTGTATCATATATGTCGCCAAGTGCAGCACGATACTTGGTAGCCTCCATATCCGCAACTATCTGGCGCATCGCGTTAGGGCTCATTACCATAAACCTGTCCTCGTCCGGCACGTTCTGGTTGTCAAGCAGCAACTGTGCTGCCAGCAAATCCCATAACGTAAAGTTCAAACGGTTACCAAGGGCACCATTCGTATAAGCCACTGAAGAGACGATGTTTGTAGGATCATTATTGGTGATACCAGTACTGCGCAATATGTTGTTATTAGTGCCGCCGCCCAGGTTACTTGGTAACGTAGCCGTTCCGGTTGGCGCCATATAGATCAGCAGGTTCTCTGTGATCGCCTGGCGCAGCGCCATTTCCATTTCATACAGCACACTCGCCATTTTATTATACGACAGCTGCACCTCTTCCGCATTCGTGATCAGGAACGGCCCTACCCAGAACACATGGATATTCCAGTCCACGGTAGTATCAGTGCGTTGGTTCACCGCAAGCCCGTTACCGCTGTTCAGCGGGAAAGTAGGGTCTACAGTCACCGTAGGCACTGCACCGGCCTGTGGGGTATGCACCGTCAGGTAATTCACATACTCGCTCTCGTCCATCAGCATCTCCAGGAAGCTGTTATCCGGAAACAAGTTCTCCAGGATATAGGCGGTCCATATCTCGCGGTTAATACCCGCAGCGAACGGTCTCGTCCATCGGCTCATTAGCCAGAGCATCAGGTAAGGCTTATTCACCTCCACCTCTTTGGTTTCACCCGTATGCTTATGCGTTAGGCGCATCTTTATCTTAGTCTGGGCAAAAGGAATAGCGATCAAAGTCAGGCATATAGCCACCGCAGTTACCTGGGCTATATGCGGGGCCAGTCCATGAGCCATCATCGAAGCTCCGGTCATACAGGCCAATATCACTGCAATTAAGATGTTCGCTATGAGCGCTCTTACGTTTAATTTTCCTATTTTTTTCATATTTATTGATTGAAATTTTTAAATGATAATTGTCATTGCGAGGCACGTAGCAACCTTAGTTGATCTGCGGCTCTACCACTTCACGCTCACGCTCCCCTTCGTGCCTTGGCTCTTACTCATATCAGCAGCCAGGTTGCCGGTCACACCCTGCGGAAGAGGGCTTTCATTAGGGTAGAAGCCATACTTCACCTTATACAGTTCCCTGAATGCTGCCGGATCAGCAGCAATAAGGCTTTTCAGACGTCCTGTCTTATGCAGCGCATCCCAGCCTTCCTTCATCAAGGCCACCGCCTCCGGCTTGTAAGAAGCACCACCACCGCGTTGAACGCTCTGCGTGTTCAGCTGGTCATTCACGCTCACATAACCCGGCATTGCCGCCAGTACAGCTTTCACTGATTCCGGCTTACCGGCATGTTGCACAGCCAGTACACCGCTCAGTTCTACAGTGATCTGCTTCTTTTCCACCGCCTGGGCAAGCAATGACTCTACCTCTTTTTGGGCAGCATCATCCTTTTGCTTTTGTAGCTGTAGCGTCAGGTCGCTATTACTTTTTGCCAAAGCCATTACAGCCTTGTTATATTCGGCTTCGCTAGCGCCTTCACTAAGGCCGACTGCGGCAAGTGCCTCTTTGGGCATTTTAAATTCTGGCATATAATTTTCGATTTTAAATACTCCGTTTTGGTATGCCTCGGTTAACCGTGCATATACTTCAATGTGGTTTGCAGCCTCTGGCACATTCACCTCATCAATGTCATAGATGCCGTCCACAAGTTTCATGGCAACCGCTTCCTTCGCGCTCAGCCAGTTATCCTTACCATTAAAAAATCTTGATTTTACATCCGCCTCAGTCATCCCGGTACGTGCACAAGTCATGGCAACCAGGTTATTATTGCAGGCGTCCACCTCATTGGCCATATCGCGCAGCTCTTCTGCGGTACCACCTTCCAGCATAGCGCCCTCATGCAGCATGATGCGTGCATACTTGCTCATATACACCTTGCGCCCTGCCAATGCCAGGTAACCGCCCATGCTGGCAGCAACGCCGTCTATATACACATCCACTGGCACTTTGCAGTTCTTGATGCAGTTATATACAGCCGCACCGTGATAGATGCTGCCGCCGCTGCTGTTCAGGTGCAGATCAATGCTTTCCGCAACCGAGGAATAGTAATCAAGGCTGTACGCAACCTGCGAAGCCATAGCGTCATTCACTACGCCATAGGCATACACCACCGGTATATTCTTGTTCGCCTTCTTGCTGGGTGTCTTAGCCATGTGTTTTTCTTTGAAACTGCCACCCGCCAATTATTTGCGACGGGTGGACTTATAGAGCCGATGCAGCGGCTTAGGGTGTAAAATTGCATACTCCAAAACCCGCATCCAAACGCACTTTCAGCCACACCAACGCACAAAAAGCAGCACACCACCACAACGGCGGTGCCATCCTTTTTAAAATTATTTCACTCTTCGCGCGAGGGTACTTTTGTTTCACATACGCGCCCCCCGCCATTGGCGGGGGCAGGGCTGAAACCATCTTTCTGAAATTGAATAAACATGGCAAAAACAAACAAAAAGGCGCTTGCCAAACAGCTTTACTTACGTGATGATCTCACGTTTAAAGTCATTGCTGATAATCTGGATGTCAATGAAAAGACCATAGGCCGCTGGGCGAAAGATGAAAAATGGGAGCTGATTAAGAAAAGTCAGAGTACCTCCAAGGCCGACCGCCTGAAGGAATTATACGATCAGATGGCTTGGATAAACGAGCGAAACAAAAGAGCCATTGAAGACGATGATCCCACCACAAACCCCAATTATGACGACCTCGCCAAAGTATCAAAATCTATTGAGCGCCTGGAGAAAGACGCAGGCATAGGCGATATGATTAAAACGGTCATAACCCTGATAAACTATGTGGAGAAAGAAGATTTGGAAGAAGCCAAAACAGTGAGCCATTGGGGTTACATATTCATTCAGGATAAAATGAAGGAACTAAAATGAGCAAGAACATTAAACAGCTTTTCGACGAGCTGCAAAAGAAACATACATCCCTTGCTTCAGCGGTCCCTGTTGATATATCTGAGTTGCCCGCAGCAAAGCGCCTGCGCATAAAGCAACTGGAACAAAACCCTGAAGACTGGTTTAAATACTACTTCCCGGCTTATGTGTCCGCCCCGCCTGCGCAGTTTCACATAGAGGCAACTATACGCGTTATAGACCATCCGGAATGGTACGAAGTCCGCAACTGGTCCCGTGAGCTCGCTAAGTCCACGCGCACGATGATGGAAGTATTCTACCTCACGCTGGTTGGCAACTTGGCAAACGGCAAGAAAGTACGCAAACGCAACGTGCTCCTCATCTCCAATTCCTACGACAATGCCGAGCGCCTGTTATTGCCATACATGGTTAACCTAGAAAGTAATAACCGGATCATCAACGATTACGGGGATCAGGCCAGTGTAGGCAACTGGACTGCCGGTGAATTCATAACCAAAAAAGGCGTAGCCTTTCGCGCCATTGGTGCAGGTCAGTCGCCCCGTGGTACCCGTAATGAAGCTGTGCGGCCTGACATAATACTTTTCGATGACCTGGACACGGATGAAGACTGCCGCAATGCCGATATTATAGACAAACATTGGGATTGGGTGCAGGAAGCCGTAATACCTACACGCTCTATATCTAACAAGCTCCTTGTGCTCTGGTGTGGCAATATCATCGCCGAAGACTGCTGTGTGCTCCGCGCTCAGAAATACGCTGATCATACCGATATAATCAACATCCGGGATGCCGATGGCAAAAGTTCCTGGCCACAGAAAAACAGCGAAGCAGATATTGACCGCGTACTGTCTCAGATCAGCTATGCCTCGCAGCAAAAGGAGTACTTCAATAACCCTATGGTAATTGGCAAAACATTCCCTGAGATAATTGTTGCCGATTGTCCGCCGCTTAAAAGCCTTCCTTTTGTTATGATATACGCAGACCCGTCAACTGGCAACAGGGATAAACCCGGAGCAAAATCCACCCAGGGCAACTCCCGTAAAGCAGTATGGGTCGTCGGTCGTCTGGGCACCAAATACTACATCTACTATGGATTCCTTGACGTCATGAGTTCGTCCACCTTTATTGAAGCGCTATATGCCTGCCGGGACTATGTCAATGAACAAACCCATGCCTACTACTACATTGAGAACAATACCCTCCAAGACCCTATATTTTCGCAGATATACCAGCCACTCATCTATGAGCATGGCCTCACCCATCCGCACGGCCAGCTTGGGGTTATCGCGGATACCCGTGAGAAAAAAGATAAATGGTTTCGTATAGAAGCTAATCTGGAACCAAAGAACCGCAACGGTCAACTGATATTCAACGCAGCCGAGAAAGCAAATCCGCACATGGACCGGTTGATCACGCAATTCAAATCCGCAAAACCCTCCTCAAAACAGTTGGATGGTCCCGATGCAGTGGAAGGTGCCGTTTACCTCATAGACCAGAAATACTACGCAGGATCAGCAAAAGACATCATTATCTCTAAACCCAAAAGAAACCCAAAATACTTCGGTTAACCATTAATCAGCTACTATGCCATACGTTCCAATAGTCCAGCCTGCCGATCTTAATTCTGTTATGTATCCGGAGATACAGGCGGAAATCACACGCAGCGATGGTGGCGCTCTTGCCACCGAAGCCATAGGCACCGCCATATCTGAGGTCAAGATATACCTTTCCCGTTATGATCTCGTGCAGCTCTTCGGCGATTCAGTTGCAGGCACCAGCGCCACATTCACAGACATACTGCTCACACGCATGGTCAAGGATATTGCAGCCTGGCATTTATTGCAGCTCTCCAATCCTAACTACTTATATGAATCAGCAAAGCAGCGCTATGATCAGGCTATTTCCACGCTTACACGCATACAGAAGGGCGTAGGCGCTCCGCAATGGCCCATATATGAGCCGCCCACAAAACCTACCACCGGAGCCGGTCAGGTGATCATTGTAAATAATCCGCTTCGTAATACTTCCGGCTTTTGTACCCAGCAGGATTTAGACCAATAACAACATATTGTCCTGGCTGGCCCCGCCGAACCATGGCAATGCAAAATTTTATAAAATGGCAAAAAACATAACACCACCGCAATCTCCGCAGCCCGGTACGCAAAATGCGCCTAAAAATAAATTTCCATTCAATACACCTGCGGGCTATGCAGCAGGTTATGCCGGTTCAGGTGCCCCCTCATCCACTCAGGATAAGGATGATCCCGTTATCGGCAACGAAGAAATAATGGCTAATCCGGCGCTATATATCCGCACTATAGATCGCAGCCCTAAAGATGCCCTTACCCTGCAAACCAGCATCATTGCCGCAGAATCTGTTTATTACCCAAACCAACAGCGCCTCTTTGATCTGTATGAAGAAGTACTGCGAGATGCATTCCTTCGCGGTATAATCAATAAGCGCATTTCACAGGTAGTTAATAAAAACGTGCTCGCACTCCGGAATGATCAGGAAGTCCCGGAACTGACTAAACTGATAAAAAGCAGGGAGTTTAAAGACCTGATGCGCGAAATCCTGTGGACAAAAATGTGGGGCATAAACGGTATTGAATTCATACCCGGCAAGCGCTTCGATTTTAACCTCATACCCAAAAAGCATATTAAGATCAAGACGCAGAAGATCACCTTCGAGCAGTTCGGTCTTGATGATGGCATTGATTATACGCAGCTAAGGAATATATGGATACTTGGCGATAGGCACATAATTGGCGGCAATGGCTCCTCACACGATCTCGGTCTGTTGATGATTTGCTCCTTCCTTGTACTGCTCAAAAAAGGAGTGATTTCTGACTGGGCGCAATACATACAGATATTCGGGTCACCCGCACTTATCGTTAAATACCTCGGTATAGATCGCGATGCCAAGGCAGCAGCTGAAGAAATACTCAATAACCTTGGAGGCGGCAACCGGCTGGCCGCTCCCAAAGAGATGGATATAAACTTCGAGGACGGGAAAACAACAAATGGAGATGGGGCACTTCAGGATACTTTCCGCCGTTCCGTAAACGAAGAGCTGTCCATATTCATACTTGGTAATACCGAGACAACTGGTCACTCAGGCACCGGCACCGGCGCTAAATCCCGCACCCACTCAGAACAGCAGTTGGAGATCATCAAGGATGATATGGATTACATTTCCGATAATCTGAACTCCGACCACTTCCTCAGTATCCTTCAGTCCTATGGCTATGATGTAACCGGTGTACAGTTCCAGTTCGATAAGGAAGTGGACATTGCTTACCTGGAAAAGAAATATCCGGTAGACATCGCCCTCGCCACTGCCGGTCTCAAAATACCCACCAAATATCTGTATGAAACCTACGCCATACCTGAGCCGGAAGACGGAGATGATGTACTGGAATATACTGCTGGCAATGAAGATGAGAATGCCGCGCAGGGTCCGCCAAAAACGCCCGGTAAAATCGCAAAAAGCAAGCCGAAGCCAAAAGCGCTAACCGCAGCCGGTGTGCAAGCAATCGTAAAAGAAACAATGGCTGCATCCCTTAAGGATTTTTTCGCCCAGCCCTCCTGATCAGGAGGGCATATCAACCATGTGGACAATGCGGGGGGCATATAGTTGCGGAATTAGGCGATAATGATACCTTTGAGAATATGAAAATACCCGAATCATTTTCTCTCAACGACCTCTATTTAAACCTCCTTGAAACGCTTTTTAAAGGAGAAAAAATAGAACTTGACGAAGCCACGATGATGGATAACGTCAAAACATACATGCAGGGCGTTTTTCAGGGCTTTGGTGGCGACTTCTCCAGTTTTGAGTATGATACACCGGACTATAACAAGCTTGCCCATTTAGAAGCAAACGTTTACGCATTCTCCGGGGCTAAGAACTGGCAGATGCTCCGAGATCTCACAGATGCGGTAAAGGACACCACTTCGTTTAAGGAATTTAAGAACAAAGCCCTCACCATACTTGATGAATACCAGGGCAACTGGCTCAAGACCGAATACAATGCAGCCATCGCCGGTTCACAGATGGCCAGTAAATGGGTAGACTTCCAAAAGGGCGCAGCGCTCCGTTCTCCTGATGACGTGCCGCTCTTGGAATACCGCACAATGGAAGATGGCCGTGTCCGGGAAGAGCACGAGATACTCGACAATACCACCAAGCCTGTCAGTGACCCCTGGTGGGATACCTACTATCCTCCAAACGGCTGGAATTGTCGCTGTACCGTTATCCGCCTCAACGAAGGAAAGGAAACACCTAAAAGCAAAACCGAATACCCGGACATTCCAAAGATGTTCCAGGTTAACCTTGCCGAAGAAGGACTGGTATTTCCAAAAGGTAGCGCATACTTCATAGGCCAGCCAAAGGATATAAAAGAAAAAATAACAGCAATGGTCCCCGACAGATCAAAAAAGCCGTAAATGCAAGACCCATTCAAAATACCGCTGGAGCGTCTCGCCGCTACAATAGAGCTGTTAAAACCGCAGCTCATCGATGGTATTGGCGTGGAAGCCCTTAAATTCATAGACGACAACTTCCGCGTGCAAGGCTTTCAGGGGCAATCATTCCAGCCATGGGCGCAGCTTAAAACCCCACCGCGCCCATCTCGTGCAATCCTGGTCAATACTGCCGCGCTCCGGCGGAGCTTCCGTAAAGAAGACAGCAGCGATCATACCACCACGTTTACAGATATACCCTATGCCCGTACCCACAATGAAGGCTTACAAGGACCGCAATATGTGCGCTCCCGCATGGGCACCTTCGGCAAAACATTTACCCGGCACCAAAACATACCCCAACGCCAGTTCATAGGCGCATCGCCGGTACTCACCCACAACTGCGAAGCCTTTATAATTAGAAAACTCACAACCGAACTAAACAAACTTTAAATAATGATACTCACATCCCCATTTGCCGTCCTCCTCATAGCCATACAGAACCAGCTAAAGACCATTAACCTCGCCGGATCGCCGACCGGTACATTCGGCACCAATGATCAGGACCTCGGCCAGCTCGAAGATGCTTCACGAGGCATCAACCGCCCCCCGGTATCATTTCCATGCGCACTTACCGATATAGAAGATGCCGAGTTTACGCAATTGGGGGATAATGCCGAGAGAGGCAAAGTAAACGTATGCATCCGCCTGGGCTTCCCTCCCTTCAGCAATACCTCATCCATCACGCCCGCGCCCTACCGCAATGATGCACTCTACTATTACGAGATTGAGCAGGCCGTATATCTCGCCTTCCAGGGTTGGACACCCGGTGTCACCACCACCGATGATACAACAACACCGCACACCACATTTGACTTGGGAGACATCTTCGGTAAATTCATCCGTGTCCGGGCAGTCACCGAGCGTCGCAATGATCTCATCCGTGTCCGCGCACTGTACTTCACCCTCACCATTGACGATTATTCCGCCCTCCAGCAGCCAACCATCCAAAATGGCATTACAACCTCAGTCACCGTAAATTTTTAGACTTAAAAAAAGCCCCAACCGGGGCTTTTACTTTTTATTAGAACACTTTTTTAACCACCCAAACAATCCCATCAATCACCAGTAGCACCGCCAGTCCCCAGCCAATTATCCGCTCCCGAAACCTGAAATCAGGCATACTACTCCTTCTCATTTACCCTGCGTTTATCACCCACCAAAAGAATAGCCCCAATGACTCCAGCAAACCCCGCCACGATCAGCATATTCCGCCGGTCATCCATCAGGCCCAGGTTACCATAACCATTCTCCATATAGATATTAAAATAGAAAAAAGCATAGCCGCCCAGTGCTATCGCCAAAAACAATAATATTCTGCCAGTAATATTCATAGTCTCAATTTTTAGCAAGTTATTAAAAAAATTCATACCGTTCCTTTAACTGCCTTATAGTAAGCTGCTCATTCTGTATTTGCTTCAAGCGAGCACTGTTATCCATTATTATTTCAGTGATCGTGGTTTCACTAATATAGAACTGACGGCGCAGCAGCTTCACCACCACATCCCACCGTTTATCCGTAAACTTCTGGTAATAGTAATACCGGTACATGATATGCTCATTCCGCTCAGCTATCAGTTCAGGGCTGCGCCCCAAAGTCTTCGCCCCTTCAGCTTGCACATCAGGTTCCTCATGCCACAAAGTGAGTGCTTGGTTGAATATCTTGTCTCCCTTCATTTAAATGCTTTTTAAAAACGATTTGTATACCTTATCAAACTGCACGATTATATGGCTCAGCTCAACCACTGTATGCTCCATCAGCGGCTTGTGGTACTGCCCATGTTTCTCGCACCATCCGCTTATCCTGTCCACGTCTGCCTTTCCATCTATCGTCCAGTGCATGCTGTGGGCAATGGAAATCAGTTTCTTTCGCTTCCTGTCCGCCTGTTCCTGCTCTTCCGTCATTCTTGGTTTAGCGGCCATCTTACCGGCAGCGCTGGTAGAGCCGGTCAACTTTTTTAGGTCTATGATCATCCGCCCAGCCTCATTCATATACAGCTTTGTCGTGCTCGTTTCCCTGCCATTACTATACGTTTGCACCAGCTCCAGTTTATAGTCCTTATCATTTGCCCGGCCTATTTTGGCAAGCAGTGCATGTATTACTCTTATCCTTTCCGTAGTTACAAGCTCTGTCATTTCGCTACCTTTTTACTTTTGCGTTCCTTTTTAACCGGCGTAGGGCCATTCTTTTCAAAATAGAGCGGGTTCAGTTCACGCGCCATCTTCTCATTCACTATCCGTTCACCATCACCGGGAAACCTGTTCTTTTCATTAAAAGCAATTCCTTGGTGCACCCTTATTCTGTACTGCGCATTTGCCCCTATTCGCACCGCTACCGACCCCTTCGGGCGTTTCCCATCATCACTAAGGCTGATTACAATTAGCGTCTTGTTCGTGAACCGGGTCGATAAATACTGCCATTCGTCATAAGTAAACGTGCTCTCCTGGATGCTGTCAATGAACCAGAACTGCGGGCTTTTATTTTTAGCCATTTCATGAACAAGGTCCTGGAATACCACGCTCGCCTTTTTGCCATTGATAAACAGCGGCTCCTTAAACTCACTCGGCAGATCACTCCAGGGATTTGCCCACACCATGCCACCATACCATTCCCCTGTTTTGTTCCGGTGATAAGCCCCCTGGAGGTCCATGCCATGTGCCTGTTCGTAGCTTACCCACATTCCCCGTCCATGCTTCGCCAGCTCCTGCGCCAGTTGTAGGCAACATTCAGTCTTTCCAAATCCACTTATACCATATACCAGCAGTCGCGCCCCATGCATCATAGCCCCCAAAAAACGCTTCCATTCGCCGTCTAATTCTATAACCTTATATGTCTTCCGTTCAAATTGCTTACTGCCTAATTTCTTCATTCGATAGTGTGATCACAGTTTTAGCAAGGTTTATAAATTATCGTAATCGTTTTTGTAATACTTCTTCT